TGTTTTCAGATATTTTCATCTAGGATGTTTCCAATCTTTCATTTTTTCTGTTCTTATTTTATTTTTTTCAGCCTCTGCTTTTTCTTCTGCAATTCTTTTTTGTTCAGCTTCATCAGCTTTTCTTCTGTCATCCATACGTTTTACATATGTATTATAATCTGGTCTTTCATGATCGTATTTACCCCATAACATTTGAGCTTCTTTACCAATCTTACCATCTATTGGACATGGTGTGCCTGCTTGAATCATAGACTCAAACACTCTTTCGTCCTGACAAAGTATAGCTACAGCTGCAACTTTCATACCAAAATCGTTTAGTATTCTTGCTAATTTTAATCTCTCACAATTTTTATCTATAAAATGTTTACCACCACTAATACCTAATCCAAATGTTTGTATACCTAGTGATCCACCAACTGCACAAACATCTTGTGTCATACTGTTGTATGATGGTGAAGATGCTGATGGTGGTGCTGATTTAGTATTAGAATTAGTTGTACTGTTTGTTGTGCTATTAGAACTTGATCCAGACTGGTAGGTTGTAGTTGCTGTAGATGTGTACCCACCTTCAATCGCTGTGTTAGAACCTGAAACATTTGTTTGTGTTGAACCTGGATGCGCTGGTTTCATAAATGCCAACAACACAAATAAAACAATTAGTATACCTGTAAAATAATAGTTCAACCTGCTAACCTCCATTATTAAGCCTCTCTACAACCAGGACAAGTTTTCTTATAACCATCCGGGTGTTTTTCACAAACAACCGGTATATCTAATTTTAATTTGTCTTCATACATTGCTATATGTTCGTCTTTGCATTGACAAAATTTACCAAAAATTTTTTCAATCCATTTTTTAATCATTTTTTTTCTCCTCCATTTCATAGAAAAACTTATCAGTGTCTTCTGTTCGCCACTTACCTGAGTCCTCTACATTCCATTCATTAGTTTGCACTTTCCAGTCAGGGATATTATCTTTCACGGTGAAAGATGGTAAATCCCAAATTAATCTATTGTTAGGTTGTGCTGCATAGTTGCCATCATCTAGTGCAAGTATGTGAGCGCACTTGTGTTCGTGCGGTATTTCCGAGTGATCGGTGTCGACTATATTACTCTCTGGATGTGCAAAGTCAACTGTGAATAAGTAGGATCCGTGATGCCACTTTTTATCTTTACCAATGTATTTACCTGACTGTCCACCTAAAATATCATAAGAAGTAACAGCAGGATAATAACTAAAAGAATTCCAAAGCTCCAGTTCATCAAGTCTCTTACTGGGTACAGTTGAGGGTTCATAACCACGTTGAATAAAAGCCGTAATTGGGAGACGATAAAAGATTGCGCCATTTTCCATAATCGCATGCCATAAGATAGCGCGCCCTGTAATACAGGTAATGCCGAAGATAATGCAGTCTTCAACTTCTCCATGATGTTTTTGTAAGTCATATAAATATTCTCTCCTTATCTGTGCGTATTGTACAGGAATATTTGCATTTAAGTAAGCCATAATTTATCATTTTATATTACCCCAATTAACTCCTGATTCATAGTCAACTTTATTTGGGACTTCTAAATTAACAGCATCTTGCATAATCTCAACAATTTTTTGTGCGTGTTTTTGGTCTTTAACAGATATATCTAATTCATCGTGCACTTGTATGTGTGGTATAATATCTTCTTTATATAATTCTAACATTGCTTTTTTAGTCATGTCAGCTGCTGATCCTTGTATAAGTTTATTTAATGCCTTGTATGTGTAGGCACGTTTAATCCCTGGTCCGTGTTCCAAGAGCGCTGCATCGTGTGGCAATGCTTTGTGTATACCAAATTGATTTGGTTCCCATAAATGAAACCTGCAGAGTCGACCAAGCAATGTTCTAATCTTACCTGAGTCTTGTGCTCTGTGCATGACATTGTCCATCAGTTGTTTTACAAATGGAACTTTGTTGTGATATTGTCTAAACAATGCATCTGATTTATCTTTTGATATACCTAACTCTGCTTGTAATTTATTTTTACCCATACCATAAAATAAACCAAGATTAATTGTTTTAGCTTGCGATCTAGGTATCTCTGCCATATCAGCAACAATTGTATGAAAGTCTGCATCACCCTCTCTGTATGCATCTAACACATCTTCTACACCGTACAGATTCTGTAAAGCTGCATAATGCACTACCAACCTAGGTTCTTGTTGAGAATAGTCAAAACAACCCCATGTATGGCCCTCCTCGGGTATAAATAACGCCCTGATCCGTGGTCCAAGATCCTTATTACGTGCAGGTATTTGTTGTAAATTAGGATTAGAATAACTAAATCTACCGGTCACAGTTCCGCCATTATCTGAACGCAATTGATTTATGTCAGCATGAATTCTACCTTTATGTGAATGTTTTAATATGGTATCAATAAACGTGGTATGGGCTTTGTTAATTTCACGAGCCTGGGCAATTCGTTTCACTAGTGGGTGGGGGTGATTCTGAAGAAAATTTTTAGTAAAGGAAGGTGATTGTGTTTTTTCGGTTCTATCGTAATCTAATTTTAATTTATCAAAAACTTGTGCAATGCTTCTTGCTGCCCATATTTGAGTATCTATGCCTGTTTGTTTTTTTACTTCTTGGATTAACTTATCTTCTTGTGATGCTAGGTCTTGCTTCATTATATTCGCTGCTTGAACGTCAACCCTTACCCCAAGAAATTTCATGTCTACCAAACAAGGAAACAATTGAGTTTCCAAATCAAAAATAGAATTTATATCTTGATGATATATTTCTTTTTTAAGTTCTATCCAAAGTTGTAAAGTTATCTCTGCATCTTTTTCTGCATACGCACCCACATAAAT